AATGTCCATACTCTTTGCAATCTCAGTAAGCAACTCTTTACGTTTTGTTATAGCAACATCCATAGGATTGCTTATCAAAGACATAAACTGCAGCAAACGCTGTGAACGAACTTCACGCTGAATGAGTGAAGTACTTCCACGAGCTGTCACATTGAGATCGCCCTTAGCCTTCTCGTTGTCGCTCCACTCCATATTCCAGTGGTAGAGAGACTTGATCAGAGGAATGATTAGATAGTCATCGACGTTCTTAAGTGTCGACTTCAGTGCCACGTTGGCGTTGCCCATCAGGATGGACATACCGGTTGCGGTCTTGTTGAGCTGCTGGCCTGCATCGCCATGCGTATATGACGGCAGAGACGTGGTCTCGTCCGCGAACTTACGGAACATCTCGATGATGCTGGTCAGTCCATTAGCGTTTGCCACCGGCTGGTTAAAGCGGACGGCTGGTGCATTTGGGTCGCCGCCACTGCGCAGGAAGACTTTCCAAGGATGCAGATCTGTTGGATCTTCACCGGCCTCGAGGAAGTCCATGTTGACTTCGACCATTGGGCCAGAGGAGATCGCCATGTTGTCGATGAAAATGCGGGTCGCCGCGTTCATAGTCGACTGCGAGTCACGCATCATGCGAGGCACGCCGGTACCCCAGAACTGGTGCGGGTTACGCTCGTATGGGAAGCAGTTGTAAGGAATACGACCATCCGGAATAGGGTTCAGCGTGGCGCGGATAACCTTGCCTGCGCAGATCCAGATGTTGGCGTCGTAGTCGTCGTCCTCTTCTGAGCCCTCTGGGAGCTCAGCGCCTGCCTCGAGAAGGTCGGTGCCGTTGATCGATCCCCAGTACTCGAGTACTTCGAACCGGTTATTGGGACCAGACTGCAGCTTGATGTTGGCGACTTCACGACGGATACGCTCGTGGTCTTCTTCAACGTGATTGCCGCGAGGGCTGTCAGAGAGGATCTCTTCAATCGCATCGCTGTCAAAACCGTCAAGGTCGCGCAGGTCACGGAACTGGCGGCGGGTAAGAACGTGGCGGCGGAACAAACCATGAAGGTCTTCGTTCGACGTCGCGTAAGGGTCTGGATATATGTCGAAAATCGATACCGACTCGATGTCTGGCTTGACCTGCTCAACGACCGTAAGCGAGTGAGCTTGCACACCATTCTGGTAGCTGCGCTTCCAGCGCTTGCTGCGTTCGATTCGAACTGTACCGCCCTTGATGCAGCCAGTACCGAAGATGCAGGACTCCATGATGGCTTCCTTGATCTTCTGTTCAGCGTTAGCTTCGCCTAGCTGATCGCGGACAAGGATGGTCATTTCAGACGCAGCCATCTTGGCGCGGCGTCTAACCTCGTCGCGCACCTGATCCATCAACTCATCACGGCGCTCATTGATGATGTCGAGCACCATCGTGGGTGAAGCTGCACCGGAAGCCTGCATGATCTCAGCGGTAGCTTCTTTGGTGATCGCAGCCATCTCGAGCGGGTCGAGCTCAGGTATTGCGGTTGGATCGATGCTGTAGAAGTCCTGTCCACTCTGGAACAAGAGGTCGACAAGACGCGAAAACGCCGACATCACCTTAGTGCGGGTGAGGCCGACGAATACTTTCGAGCGTGTGCCGGTTAATTTTGCGAGGACTTCAGGATCGTATTCCCCCAAAAATTGGCGGAAACTCGAGAGCCACTCATCCTCTATGTCGTTACGGGCGTCCTTGTACTCAGTGAACAAAGACTGCAGACGTGGACCCAGACCTTGAAACTCTTCAAGATCTTCCTCACGTTTTTCTACTGGTGCGAATTCTCCATTGTCTTCGTCTTCTATCTCGTCTTCGTACATCAATACCCCACGACACTATCGAACGGCTCGTACTTAGTTGCTACGGTTTTCGTTCTACGATTACGTGGCATTGAGTTAAGTCCGAATAGAGCTATTGCGTATGCCATTACTCTGTCATCAAAGCAACCCGCCTTCGCATTCGTAATGCCTTTGTCATCAATAACGTAGTTACGCAACTCTTTTACAAGTTCTGTGTCTGATATTCCACTATCGCGCTTACGGAGCAATGCCGCGAGGTTATCGATAATCAATGGCTTTGTCTTACTAGACGTGTAGAAACCAGCACGCTTAGTCATTCTGTCTGCATACGCATCATCTACTGTGTGCTCTACATAAAGATTGGGATAACCTAGATCCTGCATGCGGCGGATCGTGGTAAGACCGTGGTTGTTTCGCTCTGGAATGATGTAGGCGCGGTTGAACATCTTGCCCAAAGCGCAGAGCTGGTCACCAAGCTCGTATGGATCGATGTGCAAATGCCATGACGCCACCTGTCGACCAAGCGAATCCAGTACCTGAGCCACTGTGTAGTCGCCGTGCGCCAAGCCTTCAGCGACGTCGACGCCGATGCAATAGCGCTCATCCGGATCAATGCGCTTGATCCACTGCTTGTAAGATCCCTTCTCGTGTGGCGTGATGACACCATCCTTAAAGCTGCCCTCGATGTCTGGGCTGTAGCAGTTACGCTCTGCATCCATGAGGCAGTCTTCTTCAACAAAGCTGCGACCAGAGAACAGGAACGCTTCTTCTGGTGTGCATGGGTATTCCTGCTTGAACAGATCCAAAGATCCAAGCTCGTCGATCTTTGACCTGCGCCAGTTCAACTTATCGTTAGACAGGTTGTACAGTGCAGCCAGCTTTTCTTCTTCCGTTGTGCGGGTGAAATACGGATCGCACTTCTTCTCGTACTCTGGGAGCCAGAACCAAGGAATAAAGATGACGATCCAGTCGCCGTCTCCTCTGAGCGCCTTCATCACTTGGTCGTAGAACCATCCACCGGCACCGTTAGCTGTGGACTCAACGATAACTTCGGAGTCTTCGGCGGGGACCGACTGCAGTAGACCTGCCACAATCTCGCCACTATTTGGATAAAAAGCGGCCTCAGATGCGTGAACGTAGCGGTTGGTCATGCCTCGACCAATATTCGTGGATCGCGCTGTACCGATTCGGTATTGGGAGTTTAGCTTCTCGAAGACCATCGTGGTGGTCGTGCTGGTCGCCAGCGGCGGCTTAAAGATCGGGTGAGCTGCATTATCGTAGAAGTAGCGCACCATTCGGAAGATGGCGGTGGTCGACTCTGCAAGGTGGGAGAGCACGAAGGCGTTGGCGTTCTTGGTCTTGGTCGTCTTCCAGAAGAACCGGCCTTCAACGTAGGTGGAGATCCCCATCTGCCGACCTTTAATCACGAGAGCACGGATGCGACCGGTTTCAGCAAGCTGCTTTTCAAGCTTATCGTGGAGGATCATCTGCCCGTAGTTAAGCTTGAAGCGCTTCTCTTCACCCCGCTTGTCGACGATGCGCAGCACGTTCTTCGCATACAGGGGGAAGTCCCCCATCAGCTTCTTGGCTACTGCCTCTATTTCCACAAACCCATACCCTTAACAATATCTAAGCACCAGTCGACTAGCTCGTCATCGCTCATGCGGCGCTTCATATGATTTACTGCGACACACACCAGTCTCACATTGCCTGCGGAGTACGGCCTATTAGAGTCGATCCGGTCAATGCTGATGTTGGTGCCGACATCGTCCCCTTCGAAGGTGAATGTTTTTCCGGTAACCGCGCAGCGTCTATTCTGTTTATGGAGAAGATCGAGTAGATAATCAAACGTAAAGCAATCAGTTGAAAAGCTTCCACCTTTGGACTTCCTTGTTGCGTCATTAAAGCGAGCCCTGAGATAGGACTCGAGGCATTTGTACTTTGATGCCATCTTTGTAGGCGGACACGACATGCAACGTAAAGAGTACCGCCCCGTCATAGGATTGAGGCGGTACTCTGATTTGGGCTTCAATTTGCCACAGTGGGTGCAGTTCTTCTGCACCTATCCACTTTCTTACTTCTTCTTTGCCTTCATGAGCATCTTCATCTTGCCCATCATGTCCTTGGCTTTTGGATCGGCGTCTTTGGCTTTACCTTTGCCCTTTGGCATCTTGTCCATCTTGCCCATCTTGTCCATCTTCTTACCGTTCATCTTCATTTGATTTCTCCACAAGCGGCCAACATGGCCTGTAACTTAGCTTCGTACCCCTTGCGGAGTTCACGCTCAGCAAGCAGTACCTTCACTCTTTCGAATATTCCAGCGCTTTCTGCAACTGTCGGATAGATCGGCGCGACCGGCTGCTCCTTGATGCACGGCACCGGCACAGGGATCTTGATCTCGATTGGAGGTTTGGACGCACAGCCCAGCAAGAGCATGACTGGCAACAGAGCTAGAACGCGCATTACTGGTACTCCTTCAGCAGCTCAAGGGCGGCAATGCAGTCATCGCTGTTCGTCGGTACCGAAACGAGGATGCGGGTTGCCTTATTGGCGTGGAACTTCTCCACGACTCGAGCTTCCTTGAGCGCCTTCTCTGCGGCAGCAGCCGATTTTTTTGCAACTGATTCGTAGGCTTCGATGCGATTATTTTGCTTATCCACAAGATCGGAGAGCTTGCTGTTCGCGAGCTCCTGCTCGAGGAGGTCGTTCTCGAGACCGGCTTTAGAGAACATTAACCAGCCGATGGCGGCGAGAAGAATGGCGTACCCAAAAAATCGGCGGAAAACCCAAACACCCTTCAACACTTCAATCATTACCTGATCCCTTAATCTTGCCCCACTCCCTGACTGCAAACGCGGCGGCAATGGCGGTGACTAGAAGAGACAGCCCAGTCATGTCGCTGGGAGCCTCGTTCTTAACGAAGAGCATGTAGAGCGGAGCAACGACGCCATGTACCGCCATAGTTCCCGCGATCCAGACGCAGGTCATGGGCCTCCACCACTTACGGATCATGCAGAGTGCGACGGCTTCAAAGTCCAGTAGGCGCTGCTTCAGGCTCAAGCCTCGTTCTCCGACACTGGAGCATTAGACGCAACATGGATGGGGCCACCGGTTACAGGCACACCCTTCGGCCAGCGGATAGCAACGCAACGGTTCTTGGCAATGCGCATGACGTTAACGGTGTTCGACTGGTTACCGCCAAGCACGCGATAGTAGAAGCGATCCTCGCCAACGTAGAAGCCAACGTGACCGCCACCCTCACGAGCAAAGACTAGGATTGCGCCTTCACATACGTGAGTGGGTCGCAGGTTGGATCCATAGTCTTTCCACGCCAGTGCGCGATACCAGTGCTGAGGAACAGGGAGCCCGTTCTCACGCAAGCAGTGGGCAACGAAGGTGCCGCACCAAGGGGTCTCATCGTCCTTCCACCAAGCACCAAGCTTAGCGAGCCACGCCTGAATCTTTGTATTGTGTTTCGGTCCAGCGACTTCCTTTAGGCCAATAGACTCGCGAGCAGTCTTCATCCACATTACTTTTTCTTTCTTGCAGCTCGCATGTTATCCACGAGGTTCGGGTATGGGCGACCAGCCTTCTTGGCTGCAGCCTTGGCGCTAGCCTTCTGACCGTCAGTCAGTGGCGTAGACTTCTTCTTTGGATTCGGTTTGTCCCACACCTTCTTCATAACTTCACCTCAGTAATGATATTCGTCCACGTCTCCATAGCGCGTGAAGTCATGATTTTCCACAGCAAAGAATTCCCCAGACGCCTTAAAGTCTGGAGTGAGGACTTCCTTTGGCGTCAGCGAGATGTCGTAAACGCGCATCCGATTATTGGGATAGGCACAGAACTGACCGTTCTCGAGCGCGAGGACATTCATCGCCTTGTGCTCAGACGGGATCTCAGAGGTGCCGCAGTCGACCACGTCATTGTCTGGGTGGTAGTTGTCTAGCGTGAAGAGGTACTCAGCCTTGACGGTGTCCCCGCTACGCAGACGCGCCTCGTACTGCATGCTGGCGATAAACTGTTTGCAGATCGCAACCACGCCATAGTCCATGCAGTTCCAGAACTGGAGATCCGACAGCGGGTAATCTGGCGTAGGAGTTTCGGGCCGCGACACAAAGGCTGAGATCGGCAGCTTGTCGAAGAAGGCACCGTACTCTGGAAGGTACGTTTCAAAATACAGGGCGCGGCCAGCAATTGACTTAGCTGTAACCCACACGCCTTTGACGAACTCGCCGTGGCCGTCCTGCATGTCACGCAGATATTCCTTGCGCACCCATACAGCTTGAGAGGGGACGTTGACGAGGAGGGTGCTCACCACTTCACCTTGTCGGCCCAATAAGCCGCCGACATCTTTCCCTTGGCAATGTTGCTGGCGTGGCGAGCCTTGAATGCTTCATTGCGCTTGGAGCCGTCAGGAGATCCCTTAGCGCCTTGCTGGCCGAAGCGGATCGTCTTCACTGTGTCGCCAGACTTGGCAACCACGACGTGAGACTTAGTGGGATGAGATGGAGTGGCCTTCGGCTTGTTATAACCAGAGACGCCTGCTCGCTCGAGACGGGGATCTTTCTTACTCACCACAACCCTCTTTCTACTGCCATTGCTTCTTTATGGCCTGTGACTCAACCAGAACCCGTTCCAGTGGGTACTTCTCTCGCCGCTCCTTACGGGGCTTCTTCTTCTTTATCTTTCGATCCATGCCACTACGCACCCAAAGCGGATGAGGAAGGCTCCCTCGTAGATCTCAATGCCGAAGCTGAAGACGTTGAAGGACAGACAAAGGTTCACGCTGAACACACCATTGTCGATTGACAGACCAGAAAGCTTTTCACGCATGCAGCGTAATTACTGACATTGTGAGGTATAGGCAACAGCCAATCATTCTTCGCATAACTCTTATGTGGGAAACATGATTTGTTTATTTTTATTTTTTTTGGTTTCGTTTCCTAAAAAGACCCACCCGTCTGTTATGGATGGGGTTGGGGAGTAGGGGTACGAAACATAGAGCTACACAGTGAGATAGGCCTTATGGAACCGCACGGGTCGAGGCGGGGTCGCGGCACCACGTCCCCCCCCTCCCCCCCCTCCCCCCTATGCACACAGGCACAGGCAGGGGCATGCCACCTACGATCCGCAGTCGTTTTCCGCTGGGAAAAAGCCAAAGGCCAAGGCAAAAGCCAAAAGCCAACGCAAAAATCCAAAGGCCTCAAAAAAAACCCAAGAAAAACAAAGGGCAAACGACGACAACCTAGTCAGGGTCGTGGTCGGATGGGTACCTATTGCAGCGTATCGCTGTCGTCTTCGTCCGTCATGTCTAGGTTTGCGAGGAAGTCGCCGCCATTGATGGTCTCGATCTGCTTCTTCTCAGGCGCGAAGATGCCTTCGACCTTGCCCAGTAGCTCGAGAGCACGGATGCGTGCTGCTGCAGGGCTGTCATCGTCCTTGGCTTCGTCCATGAGCTTCGAGACTATCCAGTCAGCATCGAGCGAGAGCCTCTCCTTCTGCTCCGTCAATGTAGGTACCAACCTCTTCTGTATCTTCTCCATCTTCAGCAGCTCACAGGCAGTCACTCGCGAACCTTTCGGTGCATAACCTGCGCTGATTGCTGCCTGCGAACCGTTGCCACCATTTGCGATGTAGGCATGGATGAACGCCTGCTGCTTTGGCGTGATGTAGTCAGGGTTCTGGCTAGCCATGATGCGTGCCTTACCCTCTGGGCTCAGCTCTTTCTCTTTGGTCATTCTATTGATCCTCATTGCAGTCTGTCCTCTCCCTATACAGTCTTATCCCTCTATTGGAAACAAGAGTACGGGATCGCCGCCCTCTGGGTTTTTCCGCCGAAATTTTGGGGCAACCATGACGTGGCTTGACGCCTGCATCTCTCCCGATTATTGGCGGCGCGTTCACTACACAAAGGATCAATGGACATGTACACAAAGAACGAGCCGATCATCGATAAGGTCGCCTCCAACCTCTACCTCA